TTGGAGTGTCATCTATTTCTACAAGATGTCCACTCTCTGATTCATAAACATGATTGAAAGGATAGACAGCATCGTATGCAGAATTTGGTTGTGTTATTTTTTTAACATCATCTGTAACTGCTTTGGCTTGTGTAAGGGTAGTTGAAGGAACGCGGAGTTCTAATCCAGCGTTATATACGTATTTGGAAGATAATTGTCCACCAAGACGATTCCTATTTTTAAATGCAAAAATTCCAATTTTTTCAACTTGAGATGATGTATCTGCATTACCACGAGCATATTTGGAAGTTGTTGGTTCATTTACTTCTCTAGGATTTAAAAAAGAAGTATATGATTCTGCACTCGTACTTAGAAGATCTGATCCCCCTGCAGCCCTTTCTTCATGAGTAAATTCTGTAATTTCAACTTCTCCACCAGATATAATTTGAACATTTTTTGGTGGAAAAGGAAACGACATTAAATTTAAAGGACTACCGCCGGGAAGAGGTGTCCCATCTTTCTTTTTCATGTTTCGATTAGTGTCTGGTGTATCTAATCGAGAATCATTAAATCCAGTATTCTTTTTTGCAAGATTTTCTGGAATACCAGGCAAAGTTCCTACCATAACAGGTTCTTGTGCAAGTTCCCCATCACGATAATATCCCATCACCCAAGTTCCTTCGATAGGCCCAATAGGTGCTTGTCCAACCCCAACTTGACTTGCAGATGTGATTGGCATCAAAGGTTGAGCCCATGGTAACATTGTAGTTGGGAGTTCTGTTTTGTCTTCGGTGTGCCAACCCAAGATCCGAACTCTACACCGCCCAATCATCAAAGGATCTCTACGATCTTCGACAACTCCGTGCCACCAAATATATCCTTCTTTACCTTGAAAATATTCTGTTTGCATTTAAGTTAAAATTCCTCCTGCCGCAGCAACTTCAGTTGAAAATTCTTTATCAGTAAGATTTGTTTTATCAATTTGGCCAGGAATTCTAGATGCAAAAGTATTTTTAATTAATTCCAGATCCATTTCATGTTTATCTACTGTAATTATGTGTCTTATATTCTTTACAATATAATAACCACTATATTGTTGATGTCCGAATGTAGGTGTATATTCATTAGAATCTTCTGGAATATGTGTTGGAGTTTCAAACCGAATCAAATCTCCTACGTGTCGAGATGTGTTTCCAGGCACAGTAAATGTAACTATAACATTTTTAAATTCGGATAATTGTGCCTGTCTTTGCAATAACCAATTTTCAACATGATTTGGTTTTGCAGATTGATCTTTAAATGTTGTATTTTTTACTCCAATTGTAGAAGTTCTTTCTGTTAAATCTGGGGATTGTGCCTTCGGTGGTGCAACGAACATTGCATCGTGGGCATAAGTTGTTGTTGCAAGTTTAATAACAGAATCATTTGATCCCAAATAATCCGAATGTGTTGAAATCATCTTATTGGGAACACCACTAGAATTTAAATCTGTTGCAATAAAATTACTGTGTGCTCTTAATGAATCATCTTTCTTATCAACATTTGAATTTATTTGAGTGTGTCCTGTTTGTGTATTCAATGTTTCAGTTTCGGGAAATGTTGTTTTCTTATAATAATCATATTTCACCACATCATATTTCATACGAATAGGATCATATGCTATCAATTTTGATGAAAACATACCATTAGAAAGATTTTCCAATGATTTAAAGGAACTTTTTATTTGAAATTTTTCTACACCGAAATAATCCACTCCTATTGATATTGGTGCGGCTACTTTTGGTCTATATTGATACAGAGGAATATTTCCTGCGGCCTTTTGTTTTAAGATCATACTTTCGATGGATTCATAATAAAATCCAGAACCCAATTTCTCATAAAATACAAACAATGAACCAACTGGTCTTGCAATTGGTTGAGCATCAATTGTTTGATCTAGAGGTGTAATATCAGAAGATAATGAACGAGATGCACAGAAATTTATTGCTTGAAAAGGATTCCAATTTGGAATAATTACATTCTGTAATGTTTTAGTATCTTCAACATATAATCTTTTATACAATTCTGGCGACATTTTCTGATTCACCTTACTCATTAAATCTTTGACTATAGAAGAAAATTTATTTCCTTTATATCCCTTACTCACTTTCATCTTTTTACTAAACACATACTCTTCACTCACAAAGAAAATTTTATAAATCTTTGTTCTGTCCGCAGTTCCAGTTTCAACACAATCATAAACTTTAAATCGTTCCGTATTAGCTTCTTCTGCTGAAGATATAGAATCTGGATCTTCACCAGTTGTGATTGATTTTGATTTTGCGCCTGGAGTAAGAAAAGATATCACTAAAGTTTCATCACCAATAAGAGGTATTAATTCTGCCCATCCTTGTGTGTCAAAAAATGAAAACGTACCTCTTATTACATTTGAAAACAAATCCTCATAAATATTGAGTTCTTGAAATACTGATGGATGATCCAAATGTAATGTATTATTTGTACTAGGTGATATGATTGATAATGTATTTAAACGGAAATCTCCACCCATTAATGGAGTATCGGATACTCCGAATGTTTTTCCGCTTAAAGTTTTGTCTACGTCTGTTTCTGCCATAATTCATTATACAAATGATTTTTTAACTTCAAAATCAAGTTCTTTGATAAAATCTGAATTGATTATTTTTATATTTCTTTTTTCGTCATTCAACTCTTCTTCCCACTCATATTCTGTTTGAGTTGATCTTGAACCTACTGCCAACGAATCATATGTAGTAGAATCTACAATATATTTTACTTCTGGTATTCGTTCGGCTGTCCCTGTTCTCTCAACTTCTGAACGAATTGTTTGATAATAATATTTTGTAGTTGTTTGTGCAGATTCCACAGATCCATATTTGTTTGCAATATACTGTTCAAATTGTTGTGTAGAAAGAGGCCAATCAAACAGAGGATCTTGAATGTCATTAATTAACATGAGTAAATATGCATACCCAACTGTTCCATATTTTTGATATGAGATGATATCAGGCCGTTCTCCGTCTTTAACACGATAAGTGTAATATTCTGTGATATCTTCTATGACTTTTGGTTTAAACCTCAACCTTTTTGTGATATTGGTTACATCTGTATAAGTATTAGGTTCTGTGCCAAAAATATCATATTTAATTTTTGGAATGTTTCTAAAATAATTTGCCATTATGGTAATCCTTTGTTTCTAGCTTCAAATGGATTTACTGCACCAGAACTATCACTAATTTCTTGCAGATCCGCCGCATTGGCTCCTTGTTTCAAAATAGAATCTCTTTCTTTTTGAAGTTCATCTGCGTTATCATCACTAATTCTCAATTCTATTTCTTGAAAAGTAATATTTACAGTTGTTTGAATTGGTGCTCCATCTTTAGACAATGAAACCATACTTTGTTGATCATGATTTATTGATAATTCCTTTATTACAGATTTTCCTATTTGAAACAAATATGGATTTACATTCGCAGTATCACCTCCCCTACAAAACTTCAATGTCCAATGTCTAGGAGATTGAAAAAATGCAGCACTTAATTTTCTCTCATTGGTTTTCAATCCCGCCATTCTAGGCAACATTCCATTCTCCAAATCTTTAATAATTTTTTGTACTTCGTCTGCATCTTCTTTATTTTTTATCCAGAAATTAAATACAAAATCATGTGTACGAAATTGTGATGGGCCTTTATATACAAGTGCAAGATGATTGTTTACTGCAAGTCCCGATCCGGCTGACAACATACCAGTTGCTTTATCAAATCCTCCTGCGGCCATTTTTGTAGCACCACCCAACAATCCCTGTATTATTCTTCCACCAGATGCCCATACTCCTTCACCACCTTCTTCACTTCCACCCCACCAATTCGTATTAAAATTAGCTAAAAGATTTTCAGTACCAGTAGTTGCTCCCGCTCTTAATGCACCACCTTCCATTCCTTCATAATTAGCAGAATGTTGTGTTTTAAGTGAATTTGGGGGAATATATAATGCAATAGAAGACATCGCAGGAGCATCAACCAAACCTTGACCAGATGGATTTGGTGTTTGTCTTGAAGTCAATGCATTTTTTGACTCAAATGATGTTAATAATAAAAAATGACTCCCTGCCCTTACTTGAGTCCCAATTGTTCTTGGGAAATTCATATGATTACTACTTGATGATACTGTCATGAGAAAACGCTATAAAGGTAAATTTAAAATTAAGAATCCCCAAAAATATAAAGGGAATCCAACTAATATTATTTATCGTAGTTTAATGGAATACCGCTTCATGAAATGGTGTGATTCAGATGAAAAATGTCTTCAATGGAGTAGTGAAGAAATTGTCATACCTTATATTTCCCCCATAGATAATAAACGACACAGATATTTTCCCGACTTTTTGATTCAAACTTCAAAAGGATGGTTTCTTATTGAAGTTAAACCTCAAATAGAAACCAAACCACCAAAGAAACTTGTTGTTGAAACTCTTACATTAAAGAAAAAAAGGAGATACAACAAGGCTGTTAAAACTTGGTTGATAAATGAAGCAAAATGGAAGGCTGCAAAAACAGTATGTAATGCACAGGGATGGACTTTTCAATTAATGACAGAAAAACAACTAACACCAGATAAATAATAGTATTATGGCAAGTTTATTAGATAGAGTACAAGGTGCAATTAAAAGCGGAACAGTTGGTCAAGAAGTAAAACGATCTGCAAGATGGTTTCAGGACAAATTAAAGGGTTTAAAAGGAGATCTTCGTAATCGATTTAGTTCAACCAATGCTGCAAAATTTTACAGAGAAGCAGAAACAAAAGTAAATCCAAGAGTTCTTAAAGTAAGAGGAAATTTAGGAAATTTATATTGTTATTATTATAATCCAAAATATAGATTTACACTCCCTCATTATGATATGTTTCCAATGATGATGTTGATTGATGCAGACCAAGATACTTTTTTGGGTTTAAATTTTCATTATTTGAGGCCAAAACTTCGTGCAATTCTCTTAGATAGGGTATCTGCAAGAATTGGTGGGGGATTACCAAGATGGAATCGTCTTAAAAAAATTCCAGAAATAGAAAGAGTAGTGAAACGCTATCGATATGATCATATAATGAGAAAGGTTATTCCAATAGAAGAAAGTGAACAAGAACTTGCAATATTTTTACCATTGGAAAGATTTAGAAAAGCTTCCAAAACACAAGTTTGGAACTCATAGTAGGAAAAAATATGGACAAATCGGATGTTGCACATTTTTCAAGTAGAATAGGTAAATACGGACTTGCATCACCAAACAAATTTAGAGTCATGTTTACATCAATTCCTAATATAGTAGGAGATCAACAGGACATGAGACATTTGTCTATAATGTGTGATCAAATTACTATTGCAGGAAGAACAGTCCAAAGTGCTATGAATATGGAATATGGATTAAGAAGAGAAATTGCATATAATGGGCCATCATATGAACCAATGACTATATCTTTTGTGTGTACATCAGATATGATAGAAAAAGCTATGTTAGATAGATGGAATGATATGATTGTTTCGGCTTCTAATGGTTTCAATGTTGCGTATTATGATGATTATGTAGGAGAAATGAATGTAGCTACCTTAGACAGACATGGAGAATTAACTGGATATAGAATAAATTATCATAAGATTTGGCCTAAAACAGTAACTTCAATAGATTTAAATCGTGCTACTACAAATGCAACATTAAGAGTAACTACTCAAATGTCATACGAAAATTGGACAACTAATTCTATCAGTCCACAAGCCGATGCATCAAGATCAGAATTTGAACAAAGAGTAATAAGTAGTGGAATCAGAAACGATCCATATGCCGAAGAAAGATTTAGAGGATAACATTTTTTATTATTAAATTAGGAGATTATTATGCCATTGCCAAAACTGAATATTCCAGTTTATGAAACGATTTTACCATCAACTGAGAAAGTCATTAAATATAGACCCTTTTTAGTAAAGGAAGAAAAACTATTATTAACAGCGCAAGAAGGTGGAGATGATGCAGAGGCACTTCTTCCTGCGGTAAAACAAATTATTAGTAACTGTGTTCAAAGTAAAATAGATGTAGAAAAATTACCATCTTTTGATATTGAATATCTTTTCCTAAGATTGCGAGCCAAATCAGTAGGAGAAACCAGTACTATTGCACTAAAACCTTATCCTTGTTCTGAGAACAATGGAGAACTTTGTAATAACGTAACTGAAGTAGAAATTAATTTAGAAGAAGTAAAAGTAGAAAAAAATAAAGAACACACTTCTAAAATTATGTTAGATGATTCGGTTGGGATTAAAATGAGTTATCCCGATCTTGAAACGATTAAATCTGGTATAGGTGTGTCAGCAGGAATGGAAATTGTTAAAACTTGTATTGAAATGATTTTCACCGAAAAAGAAACTCATGAAAAGGGATCGTTTTCTGAAAAAGAATTAGATGATTTTTTAGATAGTTTAAATACAGAACAATTTTTAAAAATTCAATCTTTTTTTGAAACAATGCCTCAATTGAAACATACTGTAAAGTATAAATGTACAACTTGTGGAGAAGATAAGGAAACAACAATACAAGGACTAAACTCTTTTTTCGTATAGGCCTGAGTCACAACTCCCTTGAGAATTATTATCTCACTAATTTTGCAATGATTCAACATCACAAATGGAGTTTGACCGAACTTGAGGATATGATGCCCTACGAAAGAGACATATATGTTGAGTTATTGAAAAATTGGGTTCAAGAGGAAAATGAAAGAATCAAACAACAAAACCAATCTTAGGTAAAAATGGCTATAATAGATAAACAATCTGCCCAAGAAGAGGTGGAACAGGATTTAAAAAAACGTAGAGCAGAAATTGCAAAGGATATTTCAGAAATCCTTGAGCAACAAAAAGGATCTGCAAAACAAAGATTGGCCCTAGTAAAAGCTACTGAAAGTTTAAAGAAACAAGATAGATCTTTAGGTGGTGATTTAGTAAAAAATCTCCAAGATATGAAAGATGGGGTAATGAGTGGCATTGATGGGTTCATTAATGAATCTTTTGGGCCTCTAGGTGGAATTGTTTCTTCTTTTACTACTGGATGGTTTAAACGATCAAAAGACAATGAAGACAACCTTGAAGCTACGGAAAACACACTTGATGTTGCACAATCTCAATTGGATTCAATTAAAGGAGTTGAAGAATCTACTGAAACTATTTCAGAAAATACCAAGAAGAATGGTGGTGAAGCCAAAGTTACAGAAATAGAACAGGCTGGTGGAGTTGCAGAATTAAATGATGAATTAACTGGTCAAGGTGGTGAAGGTGGACTCTTAGGCGAAATTAGGGATCATGTTAAATATATTGCCGAAAACATGGAAGATGCAGAGTCGAGAAGAGAACGACTTAGAATGCAAAAAACAAAAAAGGCAGGAGGTGCAGTTGTAGGTAAATTTGGAAAAGAAAAGGGGATGGAAGAAGATGGTGGCCCAGGTTTTTGGACAGGTTGGTTAACAGGAAAATTGGGAGGAATTGGTGGATTGATTTCTCTCTTTACTGGTAAAAAAGGACTATTGACAAATCTATTCAGAAATCTAAAAGCAGTTTTCTTAAAACAAGGCAAGAACCTTTTAGGAACAGCAAACTTATTGAAAGTTCTAAAAGGTGCAGGAATGTTTGCTAAAATAGGAGGCTTAGGCGTCCCAATTGTGGGATTTTTAATTGATGGTCTTTTGGGTTATTTTAAAGCAGATGATTGGAAAGTATCAAACTTTTCCGCTATTCTAGGTGGAGTTCTTGGCGGCGGTGAAGGCGGTGGATTAAATGCTGCTTTTAATGCATTAAAAATGGGTTCCGCTGGTGCTTTGATAGGATTAAAAATGGGTGGCCCTGTTGGCGCACTAATAGGTGGAATTGGTGGTGCAATTTTAGGTGGTATCTTAGGATATTTTGGTGGAGATAAAATTGCAAAAGCAATTGATGATGTTGGTGCATGGATTCAAGATAAATTTAATAATATATTGAAATTTCTTGGTTTAAAAGAGAAAGATGAAAGTGATTTTCAAAAAGAACTCCAAGAAGATAAAGACAACTTGGATACCGATATCAAACATTATCAAAGGATGATAAAAGACAGAAAAGGGAGAGGAATTGATACAGCAGGATTAGAAACAACATTACAAGGACTCGAAGAAGAAAGAGCGGCTCTTGATGATCCAGATGCAATTCAAAAATATCGTAAAACACAAACTACTAGAACAGGAACAGCAACCAAAGTCACAACATATGACAAATCTGGTAAAGCAACCACTCAAACATGGTTGACAAGACAACCTAGAGACAATGAAGATTGGGCAGCATTTTATAAAGCACTTTCATGGGAAAATAACGGAGTTTCTATTTACAATCCGATGCGACAAATTCAAGTAGATACAGATACTGGCAAACTAAAAGATGAATTGAAACTTGAACAATTAGGACATACTAGAGCTGATTTAGATAATATGTCTAGAGAAGAAAAAATAGCTCTAACTCAAAAAATGCATAAAACTAAGTTGAGTATGCGATACGGAGGAATAGTTCCAGGCAAAAAAGGGGAGCCGATGGAAACTATTGCACATGGTGAAGAAATTTATTTTGACAATGAAGCTTCAGCACGATTAAAGAATGTATTAGAAGGAACATCTTTTAAATATTTGGAAAAACAAATTAAATGGGATAATAGTAAATGGAATACCATTGCACCTCAAACTGGTGCATATATGAATCAACAACAAATGGAAAGTATTTCAGCAAGTGAAAGAACTGCACCACCTGTAGTAGTAAATCAAATTGATAATAGTGTTAGACAGTCAACACTTAATCAAGCACCAAGAGTGATAAACGCTGCCGGCCCAGAATTGACCGGCAGGTATGGTGATTTTCTCACCAGAGTAGGATAGAAGTTACACTTCGGCTAACTTCTTGAAGTAATCAAGATTTTCATCCTGTACTTCTTCTTCTGTATAAGAAGGTTTGTTGATTGGTTGTCCACCATCAAATGGTGGTTCTGAATGATCAACGGAAGTTGGTGCCGACATTGCGGCAGTTTTAACATTCCCAAGAACAATATCCAGACGAGCCTTTAACTCATCATATGTCTTGAAATTTTTCTGATCAACAAACTCATTAAGAGCATATTGTTGAGTCCAAACTTCTTCCATCTTTGAATCATCTTCAGACAGAGGAGCAGGAGTGATGAACTCCGACTTATCATAGTTGGAGAATCCATCAACCTTACGAATCTTCAACTTAAAGTTCGCACCTTCCCAAAAGGAAAATACGTCTACTGGTGACTCATCCTCAAACTCTGGATTCGCCATGGAACTGATCTTATCAAAGATCTTCTTACCATAACGGAAAAGACAAACTTTTCCTTCGTTCTGAGGATTTGCCTTGTCCTCAACAACGTAAATGTTAGAGAAGTAGGTCAACCTTCTCTTTTGTTTGCGGGCAATTTCTTTATTTGCCTCGATCCCTGAATTCCAAAGAGTGGAGTTATACTCCGCCAATGGGTCTTTCTGACCAAGAGTTGTCAGAGAATTTTCGATGTACCACCCACCTGGGCCCTGAAATCCATGATTGAAAACACGCACATAGGGCATATCTTCATTATTGGGTGCAGGAAGAAAACGGATAACTGCATATCCATTTCCAGATTTGTCGAGTTCCGCTTTCCAGAAGCGGTCATCTTCCCGACTAAAATTGTTTTGAGGGTTATTGATTTTGTCCACTTCCGATTGAAGTTTTTCCAGATCGGATTTTCGGGACTTCTTGAGGGATGCAAATGAACTTGCCATTTTATTCTCCTATTTCTACGTGTTTCGGATTATCCACTTTATTCATAATGTAATTCTACTTGTTTTTTCAGTATGTCTACATATTTCTGCTTATTCACAACCACGAATGGAGCATAATTATTACACATACTATATAGTTCCGGCCACATGACCGATTCCTCTATTTTCTCATTGAATTTAGAGGTAAAGTGAAGTATGGAATCTAATATTAAAAAAGTTTCCAACGACACTTCTTCACCAAATACATGGCGAAGTACTGGTGGATGTTGACCACCCACAACATCAAAAAGTGAATTAAATTCATCATATTCATTAAACAATGAATCGATTTCACTTTCAAATACATATGGAAGGCCTTGAATCTTTGCCTTCCATGTAATATAATTTTGTCTACCTTCTGGTGAAGTAAGATCACCAACCCAAGAATTTTTTGATTTAACAAAATTAGAAACAAAAAATCTTGTAATCTCATCATCTTTATAAATCTTCGATAATCTTATGAAATGATGTCTGTCTCTTCGTTTTTCAAATGAAGATTCTTTTGCACGAACTCTTCCATTGAACTTGAAGAAGTCATAATCTTTTTTATTAAAATGTTGTTTAAGTGATAAGTATTTCTGATAAACTTCAAAAGGTGTCACTTGATAAATCATATAGGGAGTTTTGCTGTCTTAGGCATAAAATTCAACTGTTCGGCCTCTTCCCTTAATTTAGTTTTAGTTTTAGTATTAACCAATCCTGCGACTGTTTCCGATTCAAGACCATTTTCTTCTGCATGATATAACATTGCGTCGAGATAACTCATACTGGTTGTTTCAACCAATTTTTCAATCTCTTCATTATATTTTTCAGATGTGTACATATTAAGTAACTCTTTCACTTTATTATATCTCCATTATAACAGATTATACGAAATTGTCAAGTTAAATTGTGTCATTATTTCCATTTTGTGACACATTTTCAGTTTCCTTTTGCTCAGGATCATCTTTATCTTTAAACCAGTAATCGGTTGACTTAGCAAGAACAGCTACGTAGGCTCCAACCATGATATTCACTAGATCGCGACTTGCTTGTGGCAATTCTGCATAAAACAATAACCATACTAAAAACAAAAAAGTAAGTACTACAATAAGTGACAAAGAAAAACGTGCCCACCAATTCAACTTCTTTCTTGTTTCAATTTTCTCATACCTCAATGCTTCCATTGGATTTTGCTCCCATAATTTTTCTTCCGAACTATCAATAAATTCGGTTTCAGTATTAATTTTATCATCACCTATTCGGTTTTTTCTAGTTGCCATTTTACTTTCCGTTAAGTGTGTAGTGGGGAAGATTCTTCTGTTCCCAAGTGATCTTCCCCAGGCTTTCACCAACTCGGCTATCTACTATGCAGCAAGTGCATAAGAAGATGCGGGTGTATAATCAGCATTGTTTGCGATTATTATGGTTGCACTTTCACAGTCGTGGCTCAACTGGGTATCTCCTTTGGTCTTTATCTCTATCAGTCGATCACCCATTTTCGCCCCCATCAATTACACAGTAAGCATTTCTAAAAATTCTAATAAAATAACAACTACAACGATGAATAATGTCCACAATGCCAATCTACTTGTGTCATTCATCTGCTCCTATGTATTTGGTGGAGGCGGCCAGAATCGAACTGGCGTCCTGTCTAGTTTATTTCACCAACCTCATCAATACCATAAATATTTATCTCATTCCTTGTTTTTGAAATGATATGCATCACAAATCGATTTAAGTTCACGAATATAGTCCAATGGATTATACTCTCTCCAATCAATAAAAATATCTTGATCCATCATATGATTATATTTTTTTGAATCAAATCTTATAAACGAACATATAACAATCTTCTTGGGGATCATTCCATACAGTTCATACAACATTCTACTGTAGGCAGTTCCTTGAAGGATATATGAACGTAAATACTCTTCCTTTTTAATATATGTTGCAGTTTTCCAATCAATGACGGCCAGTTCTCCATTATACTCTGCAATCAGATCAGTAGTTCCTGCAAGACGGAGATCATCCGACCACATAGAAAGTTCAATTCCACGAATATTATCTATTCTTTGATCAATTTCAGATAATCCCAATTTAATGAGTTCTCTATTTTCGTGTGGAATGCCTTCAAAATAATTTTCTTCTCCACGTAAATATTTTTCAATAGATCCATGAATACGAGTTCCACGTTTTGCAGCCCTCGTTGATATTTTTTTAGCCTCTTCTTCCCCTATTTTTGCTTTCCATGCATCAATGCCTGGTTTAGTGATCATATAATACAACATATTCGTGACCGATGCATAAGTACCATTCGGCCCATGATATACTCTATCTGATCCTGTATTGTCTTGTTCGATTAAATCTTTTTTATTTTCTAGTAGATCATAATTAAATGTCTTCATAAACAAATCGGTGGAACTTATTAGGCTCCACCGATATTAAATCACTCATTGCAGATAATGCAATAAGTTTCCAATTGAAAAAGGTGTTATGATAAAATCTTACTCCATTAAAATTTTTACATATTTCCTAATATTATTGTACTTTTTTCTCATTGCATGGGTTATTGAAGTAGATAGGCCACACTCCTTTCTATTTGAAATTAATGTACATCTATTGTGTTTCCCCTATGATGTTTTTTAAGTTCACGGAGTTTATCTCTAAATCCTTCATCTGGTTTCTTTCCTGCAAAATGCCACGGATCTCCAATCACAGGCGTGGCAAGTTTTAGAATTATTTCACTTTCGGAGCATTTTGGACAGGGCTCCTTAGTGGGTTTCTCTCTTTCACTAATCCTCATGCTAATTTCAAATTCATGATTGCATGACTTGCAACTGTAATCATAATATGGCATTTTCTCTCCTACCAATATGTATATTCACTAACTTTTCTTTACTCTTCTGACCAATTTAAATGGATCACAAGAATAATCACCAACTGGCCACTCTTCAAGACCAGTTGCCTTACAATCTATTCCAGCACCAGTTGAACCAGTTCTATTCATATCTTTATCATACCAATTCCCTGCACTATCCGAATAATATCTATATCCATTCTCACAAGCAGAAACACATTTCATTAAAACTCCAACCCAAGAACGATTTTTCTTCTTTTCTGGTTTCTTCTCATGATGTACAACAGTTTTTGGTTTTGTCATAGTTGTATTATAATTCTCAACAACAACTTTTCGTGTTATTGTAATACAATCTGGACATTCACCAGTTTTAGGATTCATCCAACATCCTGCAATTGCTGGACAAACTTCCTCTGTAATATATTCAGTTTTTACTTCATATGCAATTGCGGATGTACTCACCAAAATTCCAAATAGAATAAATGACATCGATTTCTTCATAATTACCTCTTCTTTTAGATTACATTATATTATAACCTATAGAAACACTAATGTCAAGTTTTTTTATCTCCTATTTCGAGTTTTTGCTTTATAAAAAATGTGTCTATCAATAGATGCCACCTTTTTGTGTTGATAACTCCAACTTGGATATTGCTCCATCCAATTTGCATGATAATGTGTGGCTCCGTCTGTTATGTCTATTAATATTCTTCGTTGATGTTTTTGCATTATGAGAACTGCAAGTTCTTTTGCATCTTCCCATGTTCTGCCTGGATTGGGATCATCTCCACGCCCATCACAATACCATGAAAATTGACACATATCCCTTAACGGATACCATTCGTCTTTTTTTGCATTGTATCGATGTTTGCCCTCTTTAACTACTCCACATACATTATTCGGATAGTGTTCAGAATTCATCCGATTGAGTGTTACATTTGCAACTGCAAGTTTCCCTGCCGTACTTTCCACACCGGCCTCAAAATAGATATTCTTAGCTAGACAATCGACATCTTGATTGGAATATCTAATATAATTAAGAGTTTTTACTGGTTTGAAGTAGTAATCACTCGATGAAATTTTTGTTCCTGAGACATTACTATTCGTAGGTGATGTGGTTAAGAATATTACAGTTAAAAGAGCAAGTAGAAATTTTCCTACTCTTGCTACCATATTCGTACCTTGTTTTGGTTTATCATTCATTTCACCTTTTTTCATATTATAGAACATATAACCAAATTGTAGTTATATTTATATTATTTGCAATTTAATTCATTTTATATCTTCTATTCACATGCCTTATTTTTACATCATCATGATCATGAATATAAACCTCTTTGATTGGGCCGTCAATGTTTTTATCCCAATAATCAAGAAATTCAGTTATTCTTGGGTATTTCGGTCTTTGATCTTCTGTCTGCCATACGAATTCGTTCACTATGTTCAAATAATCTGGAATATAATATACTACTTGAACGGATGCAATCGTCCATTTCTCTATAATATAGACCAAGATTATCCCTTTCCAGTTGATCCGAATCCTCCATCTCTATCAGTTTTTCTTTCGGGCCGTTCATGAACTTCCATCATCACATATGGTTTTTCTTGAACTAACTCTGCCTGACAAATACGTTCTCCGTCTTTTACAAATTGTTGAAAACCACTAATATTGTATACCATCATAAAAACCGGCTGTACATAATCAGAATCAATAATTCCTACGTTATTTGCAAGAGTCAAACCTTGTTTTAATGCAAGGCTCGATCTTGGATATAAACGAATTGAATGTCCCATTGGAATATCAAATATTAAACCAGTAGGAACTAACATTCGTTCTGTTGGATTGATTTGCACCCTTCCTTTTACTACTTTTCTCTCTCTTATCTCTATGTCTTCGTCTTGGTGATTTATGTATACTCTTACTACCGAATCTTCTGCTAAGTAAGAGTGCAAATCAAAACAGGCCGAACCTTCTGTGGCTCGGAGAGGATCTTTTACCTCTGACTCTAATTTATAAAATAGAAGATCATTCGACATTCTCATCAACATCCCTTTTGTTTCCTATATTATATTTTGGAGTTAAATCCCATTCGTCTTTCTCTTTAAAAGACAAGATCTTTAACTGGCTCAATGGAACTGTAGGTTCTGATGATTTATTTGGTTCTACTAGATCTATTAACTCCCATTCTGTAAGAAGATTAGCAATAGTATTGCGTCTTGCTTCATCATTCTCTGAAAAGTTGGTTGTTTTTCCGTCTAATGCAAATAATTCTTTAAAATGTACTATGTAATATTTTCCCTGCTTGTGCAGGATATGACATGATTGAAATAAGGTTTTTTCTTTTCGTGATGCGATCCCGATTCTTGTAAGGGTTTCTCGTACCTTTAAAAAATCATCAGGCTCTTTTAATCTCACTTCAATCATCGATTGGATGATTATTTCACTCATTTTTTCCTTTCAAACCACCTGTATCAATTCGTTGTTTAATAATGTCTAATTGCGAGTCATTGAGTAAAGTAATGTATTCTCTTGCTTTTGTATAACTGCATTTATAGTATTCCTTGATATTTTCAAGGACTTCATTACCATCTCTTTTTAACCATTTTCCATACCTTTTTTTAGGTCTTATACTATTTAGAAAAAAGTCAAATTGGAGCTTCGAATCTGCATGGTTGTGAAAGTTCATTTCATTTGCATATAGAACTGTATCATGGTTAAAACTTAAACCACGATTAATAATAAAAGGTTTATATTCCTTTTCTAACTCAGGTTTTTCATCAATCAAATTGGTTTTACCATGATTGATTTGGTTAATAAAATCAAAAGGGCTCATGACATAAAATCCGAAAGGGTTGATCTTACTTTAGTTTTATTTAATTCACTATGAAATTCTTCATGTCCTTCCAAAGAATATTTAGAACCATCGAAACCTTCTAAATATTTTTCCATTTTGGACTTAATTGTTTCATCTGGAATAAACAACTTAGTATGGCGAGATGTGGGATCATCTTTTAATCCAAATTGTAAGACCCATCTACGAATAGTTTCCCATGAATTACCACCCATTCCATCAACCATTTTTGGATGTGTTTGGAATAGGAAATCTTTTTTATATTCTAAATCATTGAGAATGAAATATAACCAAGGCTTACAAAAAGATCCTTCAACATCTTGAATCTTAGTGTGTTGCCAACTATTAATCATGGCTTGCACAAGATTGTCTCTAAATACCATATCATGTTTTGGTATTTGATAAGAAAAATCATTAGGCATATTTTGTATCAATCTTTGAAATTCTTCCTTAGTTTTGAAAAAGTAAGGATAGTTATTACCAACAACTTCTCTCATCATAGGTGAATCATACACCAAAGTAGGTGTTCCCACCTGTATTGGATCTTGTACTGATAAATTCCAAGTTGCATATCCTTTAATCCATGCAACCGAAGCATAAGATCCTCTTAAAAAATCTGAATACAATTCCAACGAACCAAGTCGAGATTTAGGAATTCCTTCATATGCATATTTAAACCTACCAGGCTCAAATACGGACTCTTCTTGATTTCCTTCCAATTCTTCCAATCCAGTTGTTTCAACTGGTGAATATCCAGACAATGGTTTTTTAACTTTTTCATCGGTGACTAAAACTTGATACTCTTCAGGCAATCCTTCCATCATCTTATGAAGATGTCTTGCACCAGTTGTGTCATTCCACCTATGATTAAATGCAATTATTTTCTTTCCTTCTGGTGGACTCCAATACTCTCCATTTGTTTGTGGAAGTGGTTTTGCTTTGAGTGGCATTTTTGCAATCTTATCCATCAAAATCTTTTCATCTGGACTCAAAACGTGTGGTGTTCCTTGTCTTGTACGTGCCTTCTTTTTAAAATTGGATAGAATATAATCCGTACTAGCATCAGAATGAAAAAAGATCGTACTACATCTATCAATGGCTTCAAATTGTCTAAAGAATGTTGGGGGAAACGCTGGTGCAGGACTTGATGCAGTACAATCAACCCAATGAAAAAATGAGAATCCATCTGTATTGGTTTGACCATATCTAATTGACAACAAATTCCAAAGAACATTTGTAAGAATTTCTGGTTGATGAGTAAATACAAAATCAATATCAATTGAAGATGTTTCTAATGTAATAAACTCTCCAGGCCGAAATTCAACTTTTTGTCTACCAGAAAAAATTCGACAAAATGTTCTACCATCAAAATTAGCACGATTTTGCATAACCGATTGTGGATATGGAAATGGTATCATTGTAACATTATCCATCGAATACAAACGATCAGAAGGAGAGAGAGTGTTCAATTCTGGTATCATGATATAATGATGACACATTGGTAAAAAATCAACTGTATCCATCATCACTTTCCAGTTTGAACACCTCTCTACTTCATACTTACTTCCCTTCCATCTAACAGGAGAGGCTACGTGCAAAATACGTTTTCCAAAAATCGGTACTTTGCCATATTTTTCAAATATTTCACTCATACAAACTCACATTCTGCCATTAACTCAACTAGGCATGCTACAAGATTAACTTCTTGGTCTGCAACAAATGCAGATTTATATTGATAATCTGCAATAATTAAAACCGCTTGTGGTATAGAAGATTTTTCCAATACTTCATACAGTTTATCATAAATCTTACGATATACAGTTGCAGGATCATTATCTACATTCGTTACGACCCATTGTCTCATATTCTGAAAATTCTTTTCTCGTAATGCGGAAATTAATTGATTTAAATTTAACTCTCCTATATTTGCAAGAATTCCAGAATTAATTTCACCAGATGTTGAATATCTTTGCAACTCATTTATCACTCTCCGAAAATCTGGAAAATGTTTATTAATTAGAGCTGCAACTACATCTTTATCATATACTATACTATGTTCAGTAAGTATTTGATCACACCGATTTAAAAACTGCATTGCAATTTCTGGTTTCTCTTTTTTATCAAGAGTGAAATCCACAACTGCACAACGAGAATGAATCGGATCTATAATTCGATTTTTATAATTACAAGTAAAAATAAAAGAACAATTCTCTGCAAACTTTTCAATAAAGTTTCTCATGGCCGGTTGTACTGAATCGGGATTCATATAATCCGCTTCATCAATAATAACAACCTTACGACCACCACCAAGAGAAATAGTCGAACAGAACTGTGTTAATTTGGTTCTCAAGGTATCAATCATCCTACCTTCATCTGAACCATTAATTACTATGTAATCAGAATTTGTTTGTTCACAAATAGCACGTGCTGCAGTTGTCTTACCAACTCCTGACGGCCCAGTAAACATGAGATTGGGAATCTTCTCTTCTTTGACTACATCAGATAAAGTATTTTTTATCTTATTTGATAAGATACAATCATTGATGGTTCTAGGTCTATGACCCTCAACCCATAATAAAGAATCTGTCATGATCACCCTTCATATGAAGAATTTTGTTCTAATGCAATCCAATATTGAAGTGAATCGGTCTTTCTTTTAAAATGTGAAATACGTTTAGATGAAAGTGAAACATCATAATCCCCTTCCATTATTTTATTAAGATTCTCAGTTTTGAAAATCATACGAAATGTCTTGTCTGTTTGTCCAACTATAGTAGAAAATTTATCAGAACTCGTATTTCCAGTATCAGACACTACAAGTTTAATATTTGACCCATCTCCTTCAACCACTACTTCTGGTAAACCCAACGTATTGGCTGCATTAACAGTTGTTTTGAAATGCTCTTTTGTCATTTCAAATTGTATTTCTGGATCTGGAAATGTTATTTCTTTATCTGGTGGTGTTTGAAACATTGAACTACTTCCACAATAACGATAGATGGCAGAATGTTTATCATCACTAATTGATACACCATTCTCATCAAAATCCAATTCTGGATCATTGAAAAGTGAAAGAGTTCCCAAGAAACGATTCAATTCATAGATAGGAAATGTTCTTGAAAATTCTTCTTCTATCTCAACTGAGGCCAGAATTGTATTCAAAGGTGAAACTGTTTTGAGATGTTTCCCCTCACGAAATTCAATACTTTGATTGATATTCGCATAATTTTTTAACAGATTAGTTGTCCGTTCACTTACTTTCATTTATATTCTCCGATTCACGTTTATAATAATTATCATGTAGGTATAACATAATAATAACATAATGAGCGACTTTTGTCAAGTCATTTCTATTAAATCCACCCTTTTTTCCATATCTTTGAGCATATTTAATAATATTACCGATACAAAAACCTTCACCATGTCCTGCATCTGCAATAAATTCTGTTGATTGTATTTTGTTTTGAGCATAATGAGAAGAATAGGTCTTATCTATCGCATCCCAAATTTCACTTAAATATTTGCCCTCATCGAAAACATAATCAACCTTTTTTCTTTCGTTTTCCACGATTTCTTTTTCGTTTTTCATAACCACTCACTCTTGATTCTTTGTCCATGCCATGAGCTGCAAACTCAAGATTTGCTAAACTCTGCATTGAACCCGAAAAGACATATGAACCCATATGTCCAAGTTTCATCCAAGGGCAAAGATATATCTTATACCCCAATCTACGAACAAACTGGCAAAAGAAATAATCTTCTGAAAGATATCGATTACTTTTACCAGAAATTTCACCCAAATAGGCATCTGAATCAATTACAGTATCGAAATATGCATGAATTTCTCTATCACCAGAAAAATGTTCTGAACGATTATGGTCTGGTGTATATGTAAATTGTGGATAGGCTTCTTTAAAATCATCAAACACTTCACGTTTAATTAACATAAATCCTGTACCAATTTCCAATACATCAACTGGTTCTGCAACTTGAATTTTATGAGTATTTTCTACTGGATTAAAAACATAATCACCAGTATATTGTTCCAAGACAGTAGGATCTTCATCTGCAAGTCCTGTATCAACTGCATTACGAACTTTCTCCCATGCAATACATTTTTTCGGATAAGGGCCACCGATAATGTCCTTATCCAATGCAGCCAAAGTCAGAACATCATTTGGATCGAAATGAATATCTGCATCAATAAACATGAGATGTGTATACTCTTCCGCTCTCAAAAATTCATCTACCAAATAATTTCTAGCTCTTGGAATTAAAGATTCATTAAAAAGATAAAAGAACTTCAAGTCCATTTGATATTTGGTAGATAATGTTGCAAGATCACAACACGCCTTTGAATACATTCCAGAACACATTCCACCATACATTGGTGTGGCTACAAATATCTTTTTTTCTCGTAATTCTTCAATAGGTATTTTTACTTCTGGCATAATATCTCCACATCAGATCATATAAAAATAGGAGTCAGATTATAATCTAACCTGACCCCTTATTCTTTTATTTAGAACGGCTGAAAATCCTCTTCTTTTTCTTCCGCTGTATCGAGAACTGTTTCTTCTTCATCAGAAGGTAAAGAAACTTTCTCATCCAACTTGGAATACAAGTCCATGAAAGTATCTTTGGTCTGATCATCAAACCTTGCAACACACATTGCAATCGCTTTCATTCTATCTTTGAAAATCGAAAATGCGTGAATGATATGCACCAGACGGCGAGTGGCAATAATTTCATCAACTCCACCATCATAAAAAGTTTTACGAATCAGATCTGCCCAATCCACCAGTTTCCCAGCATATTCTTCATCAAGACATCCAAGATTTTCCATCAACTTAATGATGATCTTCTTTTCAACTGCAATTGAAGGATACTCTTGCTCAACTGTAATAGGGAATCTCTCAAGGAAAGCCTCATTGAGGATGTTTGTACCAATAAATCGACCATCTTCAGAACCTTTACCTTTAGTGTTCGCAGTCGCCATAACTGTGAAACCAGCTTTAGGACGAACAATCCTTCCTTCTTTTTTGATGAGAAGTGGATTTCCTTCCAGAACAGGCTGGAGACACATAATCTTATTGGATGCGAGGTCAACCTCATCCAGAAGGAGAGTTGCACCACGTTCCATTGCCATTGTTACTGGCCCGTCCTGCCAAACTGTTCGACCATCGACCAGAGCATAGTGTCCGATCA